ATTAGAATTCCATACTGGAGCAAGTGAAGCTGCATCTTCAAAAATGACTTTAAGTTCAGCTGGACTATTAACTATTGCAGATGACTTAATGATTAAAGATGGTGGTACTATTGGTGTTGCCTCAACTAATGATGCATTAACACTTTCTTCTGCTGGACTTCTTACAGTTAAAGATGACCTTGTAATTAAAAGTGGTGGTACAATAGGTGGCGGAGGTGATACTGATTTATTAACTTTAGGTTCAGCTATATTAACTGTTGCAGGCGAAGTTCAAATGACAACTTTAGATATTGGTGGAACTAACGTTACATCAACAGCTGCAGAATTAAATAAATTAGATGGAGTTGGAACATTAAAAGAAGCGGGTAAAGAAACTATTTGGGTTCCTTCAAATGCTATGACACCAACTACTTCAAATGGTGCTGCAAGAGCAACAGTTGAAACAACATCTGGTAGACCTGATATGGAAGTTTTAGATTTTGATAAAGATAGCGATGAGTTTGCTCAATTTGCTATAGCGTTCCCTAAATCATGGAATTTAGGTACAATTACTTTTCAATGTTATTGGTCTGGTTTAGCAGCTACTACAGGTGTTGCTATATCATTACAAGGTGTTGCGATGAATGATAATGAAACTATTGATGTTGCTTATGGAACAGCTGTAGTTGTTACCGATGATGCACAAAGTGCTGTTGAAGAATTATTAGTTACTGCTGAAAGTGGTGCAGTTACAATTGCTGGAACTCCAGCAGATAATGATCTTTGTTATTTTAGAGTGGGTAGAGATGTATCTGATGGTAATGATGATATGGCAGGAGACATGAGATTACATGGTATTAAAATATTTTTTACAACTGATGCTGCTAACGATGCGTAAAGGGATTAAATTATGTTTGGATATAGAAATTTAGGATTTGGATCAGGTGTAGCAGCTTCATTACCCCTTGAAGTAGAATATTTAATTGTTGCTGGTGGCGGTGCTGGCGGAAAAGGCGCTGGCGGCGGAGGAGGAGCCGGAGGATATAGGGCTGCAACAGCTTTAACTTTAACTTCTGGAGTACAATATACTATTACAGTCGGTGGTGGTGGAGCTGCTGAAGATGCAGAAATCCATCCTGGAGCTGATGGTAATGATAGTGTTTTATCTGGAACAGGAATTTCAACACTTACTTCCGATGGAGGAGGAGGTGGATCAAGACATGGTGGTACAGGTGGTACACAATACGCTGGACGAGATGGTGGTTCTGGCGGTGGTGGAGGTGGATCCACTAATGATAATACTGTAGCTGGTTCTGCAACCGGAGGCGGAACTGGAAATGCTGGTGGTATCCACGATAAAACTCCTGGAGCTGGTGGCGGATATGGAGCTGGTGGCGGAGGAGGAGCTGGCGCTGTTGGTCAAACAGGTACAAACGGAAGAGGTGGAAATGGTGGAGTTGGTCTTGCAAATGATATTGTAGAAGATGGAACAAGTGTTTACTACGCTGGAGGCGGTGGTGGTTCATTTGAAACAAATCAAACAAATTGCGGAAACGATGATGATTCTGCTAATCATGGAAGAACACAAGGTGGCGGAGGAAAAGGTGGTACTTATGCTAATCGTGATGATGGATTCTGTGATGCAACTGCCAATACTGGTGGCGGAGGCGGCGGAAGATCATTTTCTGTTGCTCCATCAGGAGGTGGAGACGGCGGAGGCGGAGGTTCTGGTATTGTAGTTTTAAGAATGGCAACTGCAATCTATACAGGGACTACATCAGGTTCTCCAACAGTTACAACAGATGGTTCAGATACAGTTTTAAAATTTACAGGCAGTGGGACCTACACAGCATAATGGCAAGTTTTACAAAATTAAATGATGATAATATTGTCGTGGCAGTTTTAGAAGTTCACGATGATGTTGCAACTGACGAACAAGCTGGAATAGATTTTTTAACTAATCTTTATAGTCATTCTAATTGGAAACAAACTTATAAAGATGGAACAAGAAAAAATTATGCTGGAAAAGGTTATACATATGATGCAGACAAAGATGCTTTTATACCAAATAAACCATATGATTCATGGACATTAAATAATGATACTTGTCGTTGGGAATCACCTGTTGCTTATCCATCTGATGCAAGTCAAGAAAGACAATATCATTGGAATGAAGATTCAACTAGCTGGGTTTTAGTAGAAAGATAATTATGTTACAAAAAATAAAATTTGCACCTGGATTTAATAAACAAGTCACATCAACGGGCGGCGAGAGCCAATGGGTTAGTGGAGATAATGTTAGATTTAGATATGGCTCACCTGAAAAAATAGGGGGTTGGGCACAATTAGGATCAGTTGATATTACAGGAAGAAATACAGCTATTCATCATTTTGTCAATACATCAGGAATTAAATATGCAGTACTTGGTACGAATAGAATTTTATATGCATATTCTGGTGGTATTTTTTATGACATACATCCAATTAAAGCTACAACAACTTTAACTAGTGCTTTTTCTACAACTAATGGATCTTCAGTAGTAACATTAACATTTTCATCAGCTCACAATATAAATAAATTTGATATTATATTACTAGATAACTTTACTTCTATTACAAATTCTAATTTTGGTTCATCAAATTTTGATGATAATAAATTTATGGTAACAACTATACCTTCAACTACAACTCTTACAATTGATGTTGGATCGAATGAATCAGGATCAGGAGCATCTACTTCTGGAGGTATTCGTGTTAAACATTATTATCCAGTTGGACCCGCAGTAGAGGTAGCTTCTACAGGTTGGGGACTTGGTTCATGGGGTGGTTTTGCTTTAGGTCAATTTACTTCGACTTTATCTTCAGGAATTAATAATAGTGTAACTTCTTTAACAATGGCAAGTTCAACTTCATTTCCATCATCAGGAACAGTTTTAATTAATAATGAGTTGATTACTTATACAGGTAATAGTAGTGGAACATTATCTGGTTTAACAAGAGGAGCAAACGGAACTACTGCTGCAGCGCATTCATCGGGCGATACGGTAACTGATGCATCAAACTTTTTTGCATGGAACGCCGCAGCATCTGGAGACGTTGTAACAGCGCCTGGTTTATGGTCATTAGATAATTTTGGTAATAAACTTGTTGCAACTATAACAGGTGGAGAAAGTTTTGAATGGGATTCAAATCCAACTGCAGCTAATGAAACAAGAGCAACAATTATATCAGGTGCACCTACTGCATCAGAATTTAGTTTAGTATCAACACCTGATAGACACGTGGTATTTTTTGGAACAGAAACAACTATTGGTACAAAAGCAACACAAGATCCAATGTTTATAAGATTCTCGTCTCAAGAAGATATTAATACGTACACGCCAACATCAACAAACACTGCAGGTACACAAAGACTTTCAGATGGTTCTAAAATTGTTGGAGCAATCAGAGGTCGTGATGCAATTTATATTTGGACAGATACTGCATTATTTATTATGAGATTTGTAGGTCCACCATTTACATTCTCGTTTCAACAAGTTGGTACTAACTGTGGATTGATTGGTAAGAATGCAGCTGTTGAAGTTGATGGTGCTGCGTATTGGATGTCAGAAAATGGTTTTTTTAGATATACAGGTAAACTAGAATCATTACCATGTTTAGTAGAAGATCATGTATTTGATGATATTAATACAATTCCTAAACAACATATTAATGCAGGATTAAATAATTTGTTCGGCGAAGTAATGTGGTTTTATCCTAACTCTGGATCAGGCACAGTTAACAGAGTTGTAACTTACAATTATCTAGATTCAAGTAGCGAGAGACCGGTATGGACTGTTGGCACATTAGCTAGAACCGCGTGGCAAGATTCTGCTGTATTTGGTAAACCACATGCAACAGAATATGATGATGATGGTACAACAGCTACAACAGATACTAATTATGTTTATGGTAACACTGATGGAACTTCAACATACTATGAACATGAAACAGGATTAAATCAAATTAAAGATGGAGCAACAAGTGCTATTACTGCATCAATTGAATCTGGAGATTTTGATATAGGCCAACAAGGACTTGCTGGTGATGGTGAGTTTATGATGAAAATAAGAAGAGTGATACCTGACTTTTTATCACAAACAGGAGATGCAAGAATAACATTAAACTTAAGAGATTTTCCAAATGACACATCTGCTAGTTCAACGCTTGGTCCTTTTACAGTGACATCAGGTACACAAAAAATTGACACACGAGCAAGAGCTAGATCTATTTCTTTAAAAGTAGATAACACAAGCACTAGTCAGTTTTGGAAACTTGGTACATTTAGATTAGACTATCAACCGGACGGGAGAAGATAATGGCTAGAATAGTACAATCATTAACACAACCTAATAAAGAATACGATCAACAAGTGCAACAATCATTTGTTAGAGATGTAGATAGTATTGTACAAAAATTAAATACAACTTTTCAACAAGACTTAAAAGACGAAGCAGAAGCGGAGGCATATTTCTTTGGCTAATTCATTCGTAAATAAAAAAGTAGATTTAACTACAACAAGTG